CATGCACATGTGCGAAGAAGTCTTACCGGGGGACTTTCCTGTAGGCTCTAAATCGAATGACGAGTATGTGGATGCGGCGGTAACGGGTGTACTGCGCAATGAGAGCCCGTATGCTTTTGATTTTGCTGACTTCAACGCACAGCATTCTAAAGACGCGATGAAGGCAGTAATCAAGGCATATCGCGACGTTTTCGAAGGAGACATAACACCCGAGCAGGTTGCTGCAATAGACTGGGTTTACGCAGCACACGATTGCACGATAATACATGACAACATGGGACTGAAGACTGAATATGAGAGCAAAGGAACTTTGCTTAGTGGGCATCGATTGACAACGTTCATCAATTCAGTGCTGAACAAAGTATATAGTAAGAAACTACTCGAGGGGTCGAAGCGTCTGATAAAATCTGTTCACAACGGTGACGACATTCTTTTTGGTATCCGCAAGATATCAGATTGTTGCGCGATGCGACGCAACGCACTGAAATATAATATCAGAGCACAGCAGTCTAAGTGCGCGGCGTTCGGGATTGCTGAATTCTTACGCGTTGACCACACGAGACAGGGTAACGGTCAGTATCTAACCCGCGGGATAGCCACCTTAGTACACAGTAGGATTGAGTCGGGCGGAAGTAAGAATATATCTGATTCACTTGAAGCTAACGAATCCAGGCTACGCGAAGCAGTAGACCGCGGTCTTGACACGACAGCGGCAAAGGCACTGCGTTACCTCTACAATAAACGTGTGTCGGCAATCTTCGAGCATACGGTCGAGGATGCGTATACGATAGTGAGCACACACCGCGCTCTTGGCGGTCTAAGCTCGGGACCAAGGGCTATGAGTGAATACGTGATAGGGAACCTGGTAATAGAGATAGGAGAGATAGAAGAACTACGAGGGGTGTCTCTACCCGGCGTTAGCTCATTTGCGAATGCCGTAACAGGAAGGCTTAATCTACCTGACAAGAGAGAACAGATTAATAAAGCACTTATGCAGGCTACTCTTTCGATGGCCCTTCCCCGGCGTACCGGGAAGGTTATCAACAAGATCAGCGAACGCAGTGAATCTTCAATCAAGATTGGGCTGTATAAGTGTTTCAAAGACCTGAGGTCAAAAGCGACTTTCGGGCAGGCCAAAATGGCAGGCGTTGTGCTTGCTATGGTCAGTGACGACGAACGGATCGAACTACTTCAAATGACATTGTCTAAAGTTGAAGATCCACTGAGTTGGTTGTCCTTGCTCGTTTAGGCAGCTATTGCGCCCAGGCGTGAAGACGGCAACGTGAC